CGACGAGCCAGAGGAGGCCCCAGCCGGTCATGGTGGCGGGTCCACGGGGCGCTGGCAGAAGGCACGGAAGTCCTCGAACCCCTGCAGCCAGCCGGTGAGTTCCACGTAGGCGTCGAGGAGGTGCCCCGAGCAGAGGGTGACGCGCGGCACCGGCGGCTGCGGGCACGGCGTGGTCCCGTCGCCGACGCAGTGCGTGGGCGTGTCGGTGAAGGTCCAGCGGATCGGCGTCGGCTCCATGCCGGCATCCTAGCCGGGAGGAGCCGGGGCGTCGACTAAGGGCGAGAGGGGATCATTGAGGCGTCCCTGATTGATCCGGAGTTGGCGATGTCCATAGTTGCGGGTGCGGAGCTTGATCATGGGGGGGGCGACGCGGCCTGGCGTGGAGGTGGAGAGGGGGCCGGGATGCGCACGGCGCGTCTGTTTGTAGGTGGCGCGCGCGGCGGCGCGGCCGGCGGCTTTGATTTGGGCGTGGGTTTTGCCGGCCGACCGCGCGACGGCTTCGGCGGTTCGACGCGCGGTGCGGGTGTCTCGGTCCACCACGCGGCCAACGGGCGTTTTGGGGTGTTGCTTGACGGTGACGGGAAGGAGTTTGGATTCGTGGAGGCGGAAGGCGAACGGCTGCAGGGTACGGCCGCCATCGAAATCCACGACGTACTGGGCGACAGGGATGGGGGTGAGATAGACATAGCGCTTCCCGCTGCGTGAGAAGCGGATGGTTTGGACATCGACCTCGATACGTTTCGTGTCGGTGAGGGTGCGCGCGATGGCTTGGGCCACGGCGCAGTAGGTGGAATCCCGGGGGATGGCGCGGTCGATATCGGCTTGCGTGACGGCGATGACGGGGCGGCGGGGGCGGGGGTCTGAGGACATCGGCACCTCCATCGGGCATGCGGGGTGAGAGGGCCACTGAGACCTCGACGACAGCGTGGTGTCGTCGAGGTCTCGTGGCGGCATTGTCGTCACCGCCTGGGGGCCCTGACCAGTCACAAAATCTGGGGGCGCGGGGGTGGGCGCCGCCCAGCGGTAGTGCATTTCCCGGCAGACCGGGGCCGATCTGTGGTAGGCACCACATCCGAGATGTCCCGCGCGCAGGTGGAGGCGTGGCCGGAGGTCTTCGGCGATCTCGTCGGCCTGGATCAGGATCTGTATCGGCTGGCCTGCGAGACCCGCTACCGGCGGGACGCGTGGGCGTTCGTCCGGGAGTGCGTGACCACCGTCGACGAGCTCGACGCCGAGCGGCCCATCAAGCCCTTCCCGGTGGGCGTCTGCCCGCGCTGTGCCCGCTACCTCGGCCATCCCGACGGCAATCAGTGCCCGTGCTGTGGCCAGGCCGGCCAACCGCTCGACTACCTGGCGCAACTGGCCCGGCAATGGCAATCCGCGCAGCCGCCCTTGCTGATCGTCCCCAAGGCCCGGCGGATGCGGCTCACGTGGCTCTTCGTGTCGCTCAACGTGTGGCTGGCATGGTCTCGCCCGAAGAGCAATGTCTTCTTCGTGAGCAGTAAGGAGGAGAAGTCCGCGGAGCTGGTGGAACGCGCGCGCGGGATCCTCGCGAGGTTGCCGCGTGAGTTGGTGGGCGAGGTGAAGGTGCATCACAAGAACTCGCCCCCGGAGATCCGGCTCCTCGGCAACGGCGCGAAGATCTGGGGGATCAGCGAGGGCGCCGATCAGTTGCGCCAGTACACGGCCACCGCGATTTTGGCTGATGAATTTGGCCACTGGGAGTGGCCGCGGAACGCGTTCACCGCGATGCGGCCGTGCATCGACGGCGGCGGCCGGCTCACGATCCTCTCGAGCGCGTACCCCGGCTTCTACCGCGAGCTCGTCGCCGGTGAGGCGCTCGGCTAATGCCGCCGCCGCGCGTGCCGCCGCCGCGACTGCCGGGACCGCCGTCGCCGGACTATACACGGCCGCCGGTCCAGTACGACGCGTGGGGGCGACCGATCGTGGGGCGAGGCTCGACGCCGCCGACGGGCGAGCGGCGCGGGGCCGATCCCTACGAACCGGACCCGTCGCTCGCGCAGGCCGTCTTCGGCTCGGTCGACCGGGCGCGGGCGCTTGAGCAACTCCGTCGGGTTATGGCACTCCATGGGTCGGCCGGGCAGAACCTGACGCAAGAGGAAGTGACGGCGCTGGGCGAGGAGCTCCCGCAGATCACGCCGGAGCAGCAAGAGGCGATGCGGCAGAACTGGGATCGGTTGTTTGGCCGGCCGCCGCGCTGAGGCCCTGATGCCCACGGTCGCGCAGCGCGTCTTCGAACCGGATCCCGCGCCTCCGGAAGGCCCGGAGTTCCTGACGCGCGCGCTTCAGTGGATCCGGCGTCAGCAACCGCCGCCGACGCCGATGGCCACCGCCGTCTTCCCGGAGATTCGGCGCGATCCATTCTGGGAAGTCATGAAAGGGCCGATGACGGAGGCAGGCACGCCCGGTGCGTCGCGCATCCTCGATCCCGGCACCGAAGCGGGCGTGACGGGGATGCAACCGCCGCCCGCCGGGTGGCGCGAGCGCCTCGGCCAGTTCGCGACGTTCGCGGGGAACGCCTTGCCGTTCCGGGGCACCCTGCGCGAACCCTTGCTCGGCACGAAAGCGAAGTATCTGCACCCCACGACGGGCGAGGAACCGACGCGGGTGTATCACGGGACACCGCAGGCGTTCGGCGAATTCAAGATGTCCACCGCCGATCCCGGGGCACTGTACGGCCCCGGGCTGTACTTTACCGAAGAGCCGAAGGTGGCCGGGGGCTATGCGCTGCATCGTCAGCAGACCGCGCCGCTCTCAGTGGAACGGCCCACCGCCCAGGAGGCGCAAGACTATTTCTCCCGCGTCTGGGACCAGCCGGGGGAAGTCGTGGAGACGAAACCGGGCACGTTCACGCTGCGGCCCTACGCGGAATCAGGCAATATCCGCCCCGCGCATCTCGATATCCGGAAGCCATTTGATGCGGACGACTTCCCGCCGGATGACTTCGTCACGCGATTAGCGACGACCCTCGATCAACGGCACGGGGCGGGCACGTCGGACTATGCGATGGAGAAACTGGAGCAGGCGGAGGAGACCATGAATCTGACGGGCGATATGGTCTACCGCATCTTTGCCCAGTTTGCCGCTGATGAGCAGGGGAAGCCCATCGGGAAAGCCGCCCTGAATGAGGCGCTCCAGGCCCTTGGCTACGATGGCATCACACACACGGGGGGCGCAATCACGGGCACGAAGCCCCACCGCGTCTGGATTGCGTTCTCGCCGAAACAAGTCGTCTCACCATTTGAGTACGCGCGGACCGGTCAGCGTGAACCCTGACAGCCTCAAGGAGGCGACGATGCCCTACGCCAAACGCGGTCGAGGCAGCAGCGTGGCCCCGGAAAAGGCCAAGCAGATCCTGAAGGACGACGAGGTGCGCGGGAAGCCGCTCACGGAGAAGCAGAAGGGCTTCTTTGGCGCCCGCGCGGGCGGCGCGCCCGAGAAACCCGCGCCGCGCAATCCCCCAGGCCGGAAAGGCCGACGGTAAGTGGCGCGGCGCGTGACCCGCGCGAGTCGCGGCATCCGGCTGCCGAAGGTGCAAGAGCCGGTGCTGCCGCCGCCCTCCGTGCGGGATCAGGTGCTGGGGATGCTTCCGTGGCCTGAGGGCATCCAGATGGATCCCGGCATCGTGGTGCCGCCGGCCGGGACGATGGACGTGCGCGAGATCGAGCCCGGGTTGCGGCCCGACCCTTCGACGCTGCCGGTCCAGCCGATCGCGGCGCGGCGCAATGCCCGGGGCCGGAAAGGGCGCCGCTGAGGACGCCGAGACCGGTGCGGGATGCTGCGGACAGGCACGACGCGACCGTTGCAGTGGCACGCATGTCGGTGGTGTGGGCGGAGGACCCGGAACCTCGTCGAGTGTGCGGGGTGTCGGCGGGGGAGCGACCAGCTCGATCGCAGCCTGTGGGATCCGGAGGCGGTGCAGGAGCTCCAGTGGGACGCGGGCCTCGCGTGGTCGCCGGTGTGGACGTTGGTGCCGGAGGTGTTCCAGGCGAGTCGAGCCGATGCGGACCCTGCGACCCGGCAGCGCGAGGTCGAGGCGATCAATCGGAAGCTCGAGGCCGAGGCGCACGCAGGCGCGGAAGCGGCGTACGCCAGGGCGATGCGCGAGCAGGCGGCCCGCCAGCGGGCCGAGGACACGCAGCGGTGGCGGGAGGCCGAGCAGCGGCGTCAGTCAGAGGCCAAGTCGGAGCGGATTCGGGCGCAGCGCGGGCCGATGGACTTCTCGCGCTACGGCGGGCAATTCGGGCCGACGGCGGCGGAGATCGCGGACGCAGAGGCGCGCGTCGGCTTCGCGACGACGGAGGCCGATGTGCGGGAGGCCCGTGCGGCGGGGCCGGTGCTGATGGGGCCGCCGCCCGGGTCGCGGGACTTCAAGCACGCGATGCCGATCACGGGGGTGCCCTGCGTGTCGACGCGGGGCGCGCCGCAGTGTCCGTGCGGATTCTACCGGCTGACGTGGACGTACGAGGCTGATCTGGCATGACCCCGCCGCTCGACTACACGCCGCAGATCGTCCCGCCGGACGCGACGCCGCTCGGGCGCGGGGTCTGGCAGTGGGACCTGAGCTCCGGCGCCCGCATCGTCGCCGTCGGCGTCCAGGCGGATCCCCTGAAAGACAGCCCCGAGTGGTGGAGCCGCCAGCAGGAGACGATGCCGCACTACGAGTTTTTGCGCGAGTACGGCCTCGACTTCGGGATCTACGGCGGCAAGCCGGTGTACCCGGAATACCAAGACCGCCTCCATGCCGCCACTGCGCCACTCGCCTACGTACCGAACCGCCCGCTGATCCGGGGCTGGGACGTGCCGGGGCCGGTCGGCGTGGTGTGGCTCCAACGCGTGCCCTTGCGCTCCACTGGTCCCGGCCAGAGCCAAAACGACGGCTTCGCGCGCTGCCACGTGCTCGCGGAGTTCCTGATGGACGGGTCCGTGGAGGAAGCGGGCCGCCAGGCGCTCGCGCTCACGCGAGAGCAGTTCCCGCAGGCGGTCGAGGTGATCGACTTCGCCGACCCCGCCGCGTTCGATCGGCGCACGAACGACTCGCAATCGGCCGCTGACATCCTGCGGCGCACCTGTGGGATTCACCTCGCCCCCGGACCGCGTACTCTCACGGCCCGCCACGAACCGGTGCGGCGCTGGTTGCTCGGGGTGCATCCGTATCCCAGCGTCGGCGAGCCGATGGGCAAGGTCCTGCTCGATCCCGGGTGCGCGCGCCTCAAGGAAGCCTTCCGGTCGGCGTATCACTACAAGCTCCTGCCGGGCGCGCAGGGCCGCTACCACGACGTGCCGGAGAAGAACTGGGCCTCGCATCTCATGAACGCGCTCGAGTATGCCGTCGGCCGGCTCGACGCCGGGATCGACGAGGCCTCCGATCGGGAGGCGCCACCCCCGCTCGAGTTTCCGCATGCGGTGGGCCTGTTCGGGCGCGTGACGCGAGAGACCAGGCGCGCATGGTGACGCCGGTGGCCGACGCCTTGCTCCGCATCACCGGCCGCCGTCCCGACGGCGTGCGCGTGGAGGCGGGCTGGGTTCCCCAGTCTGAGCGCCGCGCCCGC